ATTCCTGAATTTGATGGGTGTAGAACAATTAATATTTTTGGGCATTTTCATAATAACGTGATAGAAAAATGTGAATCTGAATTAGTTGAATTATTAACCGAAAATCATTACTTATTTAGTCTTGAATATACAAAATATAAGCCGGTACTATTAAGTAGGGCTGTTATTGATGGCTGGGTGCAGCAATTTGATGAGAAGAAGAAACAATGGATAAAGTAAGAGAACCGCATGATGAAGCGTACACTCAGGGAACCCCATTATTTTTATTTAAGAAATACAAATGTGATTAAGAATTTTATATTATATCACAAAGTTATTTCTTGAGGCGATTTTTTAGATTAAAAACAATTTTTTATTTTGATTTTCTTAGAAATACTTTATATTTTATGTATAAGATACGGAGGATTTAAAGATGTCAGAAGTATACTATGAAAATTCATTAGGTTTAGATAAAATAAAATCAATGTTGTGTAAAAGTTGTAAAGAACTATTAGAAAATGGAGATGATCGCGATCTACCTTATTCATTTTGTAGAGAATGTTTTTTAAAGTATATGAGTGGAGATTTTGGTGTTAGGTATGTTTATTAATTAAAGAGAATTGGCGGAAAGTGAGTTTTTTAGAGGACTATTTTTTTGATATAGATGATGAGTAGGAGGAATAACTATGACCAAAGATTCTAGCATACCGGTCGCATATACTACAATTGATGAAAATAGTTGGATTATAAATAGTCTTATGCGATGCGGAGTGGATTGGCCTACTATTTTTAGTTTGGTTTGGGGGCCGTCTATGGCCACTGATAAGAAGAAGAGTTTTCCTGTGGAACTCCGTAATATTGTACAAGAGATACTTGATGAAGAGAAGTTTATGGCAGATCGTACTAAGTTTGATTTTCAAGAGTTAGCAATTCATGATATCATATTAGATCTTTTAAAACTTTTATATGAAAAACAAGTGTGTGATATACTGCAGATTGTTGATAATGTTGATAAGTAGAGAGTTATAATGCCGACTTACGAATATTTATGTAATAATTGTGGTCATCGATTTGATAAATTTCAGTCTATAACTAAAAATTCTATTCGAAAATGTCCTAAATGTGGTAGATTACGGTTGAAACGATTAATTGGTTCAGGCGGAGGTGTGATTTTTAAGGGGTCAGGATTTTATGTTACTGATTATCGGAGTAAGGATTATAAGGCTAATTTTTTGAGCGATAGGAGGGGATAGATGAAAAAGGATGATGTAGTTAGCCAGCATATTCAGGACTGTTTTTTGTATTATTGTATTATGGATATTGAAGTTCTTCGGGCATGTAGGACTGGTATTAAATCAAAGTATTTTGAATCACCCATGACTCGCGATTATATAGAGCTTTGTTATCGATATTATGATAATTTTCAAGAAGCTCCTCATGATCATATGTATGATGAAGTTCATCGATTTGTTCAAAATTTTGATGAGAAAAAATATAATAGGTATTTTCGGTATTTTGAAAGAATACGAGATCTTGATCCTCCAAATAAGAAATATACACTTTCTAGAATAAATGGATTTGTTCAAGCTAGAGAGTGGGAAGAAGCGTTACTTACAGCACTTCCGCGTATACAAAAAGCGGAGTATGATGATGCTAGAAAGATAGTTTTAAGTGCAATTAAATCGGGAGTTACGTTGTATGAAGAGGGTATTGATTACCCTAGAAATTGGCCACCTACGTATCATACGAATTCTTCATTTAGTGAAGTAATTTGTGATACAGGTTTGTCTGTTATAGATAATCGGCTTCAAGGGTTACGAAGAACCCAGTTGGTTTGTATTTTTGCGGGATATAAAGTTGGAAAAACATGGGGGTGTATTCAACTTGCTAATCAAGCTCGATTACTTAACAATAATGTACTAATGATTTCACATGAAGCTTCAGTAGAAGAGATTGAAATGCGACTTGATATGATGCAAGGAAGTTTGGTATCTACAAGTTCTCCTGAAGATGTAGAGTTTACTACGTATAATAATCGAGGGGTTATAACTGGAAAACATGTTGAATTTCGTGATACGGTTCATGATTTAGAAGCAGTTAAGAAAGTTCGTGATATTGCGAATCGATGGAAAAATAGTATTCATATTAAGAAGTATCCGATGGGTACTTGTACGATTGAAGAAATTGAGCGGTATATGGATCATCTAGAAACGTTTCATCATTTTATTCCGGATATGCTTGTAAATGATTATGTTGAGAAAATGTTGATGTCCTCAGCTTATGAAGGTAGAGATCGAATAAACGAAACTTATATGAATTTAAAGCGAATAGCAGATGAACGAAATATTCTTGTTGTTACTGCTAGTCAGGTTAAGACAAAATTTTTAGAAAGTAGTAATATAAGTGAAGCAGGGGCACCGGCTGAAGATGCCAGAAAGTTAGGTAATATTGATCTTGGTCTTTTCTTTGGAATGAATAGATCACAAGCTAGAAGAAATCTTATGCAGGCATATGTTCTTGTTAATAGATCTGGTCCAGCTAAGTTTGGATGTGTAGTGAATAGAAATTTACAGGTAGGTCAGTTAGCATTAAGTTGTTGGCCAATTCAGTTTGACGCAGATGGTAATGAAGTAGATTCGGGTAGGGCTGAAGAAGTACAGAATGATAATTCAAATGGGGAATAATAGTAGGAGATGAGTAAAGAATGATAGAGCTCACAAAAGATAAGATAATTTATTCGAATGAATATAACCCGGAATCTGATAAGTATATTAAGAAAGAAGTGTCACGTTTGTGGCCATATTTCAATGAAGTAGTTGAATTAAGTGATGATTTTACGTTAGAAGATCTTTTTTATCATATAGAACAAGAAAAATATATCTTTGATCTTGTATTTAATTCTCATTTGGGCCATTTTTCATTGCAAAAATATATTGATGAAATAAATAAGCCTGGAGTGGTAAGAGATGATAAAATAAGTTACCTAGAACTACGAAGGTATGGTGAGTATACTTCTTGGAAGGATAGGATTTCAAAAGAATGGGGAATTAAATCTAATCCTGAAATTGAATTATTTCTTGATTTTAGCGGTGTAGGTAAACAAGAAGATGTAGAGTATGCAATTGAGTTTATGCCACTTAATGAATTAAAGCATCTTCCATTGAAATTGAATAAGAAATTTAATATAAGCGAGATACGATTTCCATGTAGAATTATTAAATTTCTTGTTCGAGTATTAAAATATATAAGTTTTTCTCGATGGGGAGGATGTAATTCTTTTGGACATACGTACGTTGAAGGAGATGTTAATTTTACGGTTTATGAATTATTTTCTACTGTTCTTAATGAAATTAGTTTTATGGGGACTCCGGAACAACGAGATGCTCAACTTGTTAAGATTCAAGATATAGTTAAAGAAAGTACTTTTAATGGTATAGTAGAAGGAGAATCAGTTGATGGAATTTGATAAACTACTAGATGATAGAATAGATAAATTAGTAGAAGAATTGGGTAATTCAGATTGTCAACAGGTAAGGGTGTTATGTAGTCTTATAAAGCAAAGTCAAATGGTTAAGACAGTAATTTCGGAATTTGTTGATCAATTAGAAGATGCACTAAATTATTTACGTGTACAGATTAAGTACTTAATTTTTGATGTAGAAGCTACTCGTCGAGAAAGATGATGTAGAAGCTACTCGTCGAGAAAGAGATTACTTTAAGGTATTAATTGAAAAGTTAATGGAGAAGGATGATTATGAAGCCGATGGATAGTGTTTGGAATCTTGCAAAATAAGTTATGAATCGGACAAGTTTTGTAAATATGAATGAAGAAAAGATTTAATGTGTTGTAGATGATCTTGAACACTTAAATTATCGGGGAAAATAAGATGACAGTGAAAGAGTTAATGGAGCAGTTAGAGAATATTTCGGATAAGAATATTCCAGTTGGAGTGCAGAAAACAATAATGTGTTGTGGTTCTGCACAAACGGGGATGTACGAAGGGGGTACAGAATGTTTGGATATTAAGAAAATAGTGTTGGTAGAAGCTGATACACTTGGAGCGTTGACTTCAATAGATGAAGTAACACATCTAGTTTGAGGAGGAAGATTAATTGGATGGAGGCATGAAGTACACAGCATACTTATGGAGTAAACTTGATTTTTTGGATAACCTATAGTGTTAAATAATTTTGGATACAAGTCGTTAGCAGATGATGAACTATCCTATATCTTTAAAGGTATAGATTTTCCTCTTCGACCAATGCGGCATCAGCAAATTTCTATGGCTTTTGCAGCTAAGAGAAATCGTGTTGCATTTCTACATGATGTTGGCACAGGAAAGACCTTAACTTCGTTATATACTCTTAAACTTTGGGGTTGTAGGAAAACATTGATTATCTGCCCATCTTCTGCATTTAGTTCATGGCGCCGAGATCTTGAGAATTACACGGATTATTCTTTTACTTTTCTTACAGGGGAAAAGAGAGATCGATTGCGGAAGCTTAAGAAATCTAGTGATATCTTTATTATTCATTACGAAGGTCTGAAAACAATTTACGGCCACTTGGTGGCAGGTGTTACTTGTAGAGGAAAAGTGAAAAGAAGCTGGCAGATGGATATAGAATCGTTTGTTCATAATTTTGATTGTATTATTCTGGATGAGGTTCATAAATGCAAGAATTATGATTCTTTACAAACAAAGATTTGTTTAGAATTATCTAAACGTGCTGAGCATTTAATAGGACTTACAGGTACTCCTATTGATAAATCATATATAGAGTTGTTCAGTATTTATAAGACTATAGATTTAGGAAAATCGCTCGGGGTAAATTTCTTTGCTTATCGATTTCGTCATTTTAATAAAAAACTTTGTGGAACTAAATGGAGACATTGGAATGAATGGAAACTTAAAGATGATCATGAGCAAATAATATTAGATAGAATTTCAGATGTTACTCTTCACTTTAGTAGAGAAGAATGTTTTGAATTACCTCCGTTGCAAGAAATTATTAAGTATCTTCATCCATCAAAACGTTTTCTTGAACTTCAAAAAGCGGTTATAACAAATAGACCAGTAAAGTCTCAAAATCAAGAAGTTCTGATTAAAAAGTGTATGAAAGCTAAAGCACAGATATTACGAGAATTGCCGAATGGATTTTTTTATTACGGAAAAGATGGAGAAGATAGAAAAGTTTACAGATTGAAGAAAAATCCAAAGATAGAGGCTCTTTTAGATTTACTTGAAGATACTCATTCAAAGGTGATAGTTTTTTATTGGTATACTGAAGAACATCAGATACTAGAAGAGGCACTTCAAAGAGCTAAGATTCCGTTTTGTTCGGTATTCGGGGGTCAAGACCATGTTGATAGAGAAAAAGAAATTATTCGATTTTCTAATGATAAAGATGTGAGAGTGTTGTTGTCTCAGATTGTTTGTAGTTCTGAAGGATTTGATGCTTTCGTAGCAAATATAATTGTATTCTTTTCACCTCTATCTTCGCCGAAAATGCGAAAACAATGTATTGGTCGTGCACATCGTAAAGGACAAAAGCGGAAAGTGTTGGTGATAGATTTTGTGTTAGAACAGTCAATAGAGGAGAGAATTGTTGATGGTCGTGGTGAGCGATTTGATTTAGTTGCAGAAACAATGCGCTATATTAGTGATTTTCACAAAGGATTAAAGAACAATTCTGTATAATTATTTATATGGTAGGTGGTAATTGATATATGCAAGATTTTATAAATAATATTATTGAGGGTGACGCGTTAAATAAATTATCTCAGATTCCGAGTAATTATGTTGATTTAATCGTGACAGACCCTCCGTATTACACTGCGGTACGGGAGCTTCTTTCTGAACAGTTTCAAACATTTGATGATTATTTATCTTGGTACGAGAAATGGTTGATTGAGGTTCAACGAGTCTTAAAAGAGGATGGTAGTATTTATATATTCATGCCACCGTTAGAATTTGCTGAAATTCATATCTTAATTAAGAAATATTTTTATCAGAAACAAGTAATCTCATGGATAAAACCTAATGTGATGATAAGACAGCCTACAGCGAAAAATTATTTTCCAAAGACTGAATTTATAGGTTTTTATACAAAGAGTCAAGAAAATCATGTGTGGAATATGTTGATAAAGAAGTATGGGATGCAAAATTCTTGTAATTTTATGATAGAGTCTATGATTCATAGGCGAATTCAAGAGGGTGTAGACCATCCTACGCAGAAGCCCTTAAAATTATGTGCAAAATTTATTTATGCTTCTTCTAATGAGAATGATGTTATATTAGATCCATTTTGTGGAAGTGGAACTACGTTAGTAGCAGCTAAGATTCTTAAGAGAAAATTTATAGGTATCGAGATAAGTTCGAAGTATTGTAGTATGTCTAGAGGTCGAATTGGTCGGTTTTCGGATGAAGATTTAGAAGAGAAGCCTGAAGGTGTAATTTTTTGAAAGGAGAGAATTGTATGGGTAATCTTAATTATGATGAAAAAAAACAGATGATTGAAGATGGGATAAAGATGTTTCTTAAAGGACTTGAGTTAGATTTAACTGATCAACATCTTATTCGAACTCCAGAGAGAGTAGCAAAAGCGTGGTTGAATGAATTTGGTCGCGGGTACGCTGTAAGTGAAGATCAAATTGAAAAGATTTTGGCGGTTGATTTTGTTGATGATTATGATGGGATGGTTGTAGTTAAGAATATTCCATTTACTTCGCACTGTATCCATCATATGGTTCAATTTTCTGGAACCGTGAAAATTGGCTATGTACCGGACGGCAAGGTTGTTGGATTATCAAAGTTACCAAGGATTCTAGATGTATTTGCTTCTCGACTTCAGATTCAAGAACGACTTACAAGACAAGTAGCAGATGCTATTGATAAATACGTTCAACCACTTGGAGTAGGTGTTGTGATTGAGGCTGCTCATAATTGTGTGGTGTGCCGAGGAGTTCAAAAGCCCGGAACTACGATGGTGACGAGTTGCCTACTTGGCAGCATGCGAAATGATATTCCTATGCGAGAAGAATTTTTAAGATTTTAAGAAAAATTTTAATTTCTTATTTGTATATCTTCAAAAATAGCTTATACTTTATATATAAGGAACATTATTTTGGAGGATATTAAAATGACAGTGAAAGAGTTAATAGTGGAGTTGTTATCAAATTGTTCGGCTGAAGCATTGGACAAGAAGGTCCATGTACTTTATGTTGATAGTAAGGAAGGTAATGTGGAGAAACCTGTTGTTTCTGGTATTGGGCAGTATGATGATGCTATCGTATTAGGTGCTGCAATATGATATCTACAGATGATTAGGAGAACTGTGCACTTTGTTCAGTGTACTGGGTTAGATATAAAGAAGAAATAAGTAAGAAGGGGATTTGATATGTATGTATATGAAGAACAGAAGCCCTGGATATTTACAGAAGAAGGTCAAGTGGTATTTTTGAAGATTCGTGATAGGGTGGACAAATTGTTGTTAGCTTCAGGAGCGGTTTCTATGATATGCGCTATTTCAGAAAGTGTGATTGATCCTTGGCGTGGTATGGCTTGTATCGATCGTCTTGTTGAGCTTAGAGAAATATTTGAGATAGGTAATTCGTATTCAAGTGCTGGTCAAGATCGGATATTTATTAGGCGGAAAATAAAATGAAACTTTCGAGAAATGAATTTTTAAATCATATTCAAGATGAGAAGAATTTTTAAATCGTGGAAGTTTTGTGGAGTACATAAGTTCGGCAGCATGCGAAGTGATATCCCTATGCGAGAAGAATTTTTAAGATTTTAAGAAAAATTTTAATTTCTTATTTGTATATCTTCAAAAATAGTTTATACTTTATATATAAGGAACATTATCTTGGAGATGGAAATGTATCAATGTAAGATTTGTGGTCATGTATTTGAAAAGCCTATTTTGGCTCCGGATTTGATGGAACCTATAGCTACTTGTCCTAAATGCGGTGATGAAGCTATAGAGAGAAAGATTGAAGTAAGAGAATGATAATGTTTGGAAATACTTTCATTGATTATTATAATCCTTTTGAAGGATTGCTGCGGGGTCATCAATACATAGCAGAGTTTTTCAACGGGGCACAATTTAATTTTTGGGCAGGCCGTAAATTAACTCGTAAAGAAGCGCGTAAAGCAGCTTTAATGATGGCGAATGGTGATTATAATCCCCCT